AAGAAGCCAGTAAAGCGATGAAGGGTCAGACACACGGTGGCAAGGGAAGTGCCACTAGAAAGACCGATTCAGCCAAGTTTGCTAGCAATTGGGACGCTATATACAACAAACCAGCTAAGAAGTCAAGTAAAAAAGCAAATAAAGCTTGACTTTCTTATACTTTTATGGTATAATAACAGAGTACCATATACTTAAATAACTGTCCTTATTGGAGAAACAGTGATGATTGATAAAGATTTAGAGCTATATTACCGCAACGCATCTGATATGTTTGCTACAGAAGGTTGGAAGACTTTAATGTCTGACCTAACTAACAACGCAAACAACATCAACTCTGTTGAGTATACTAAAGATGGAGAAGACCTGCACTTCCGTAAAGGGCAATTGTCAGTTCTTGGTAGCATCCTTACTTTAGAGAATCAACTTAGAGAAGCAGAAGAGCAGGCTTTGGCTGAAGAAGAAGACCAAGACGAAGCAGCTTAATGCGTATTATCTTAGAGTTTAAGTGTGAGGATGGTCATGTCAATGAGAGATTCGTTGATAGTGACTGCACTCACATACCTTGTTTAGATTGCGACAAGATAGCAAGAAGAATTGTAAGTGCTGTTCGTTCTAAGCTAGACCCTCTATCTGGAGACTTTATGGGTGCGACCAGACAGTGGGAAAAGAACAGAGAACAAAAGCTGCAACAAGAACGCAAGGCCAACTCCTAACCGAAGCCCTGCATAATACACCTCCATAATGAGATTACTCACGGAGTTTAATAATGGCAACATTACACGACGAGCGTCTAGAAGACGTTGACAACGAAGAAGAAATAACAAGTAGTCTGACAGAGGAACCTGAGCTTCAGGAGACTCCTCAAGAAGAAGACATCCCTGACAAGTACAAAGGAAAGTCAACCGCTGATATTGTAAGGATGCACCAAGAAGCTGAGAAGCTCCTAGGAAAGCAGAGCGGTGAAGTAGGGGAGTTACGATCAGTTGTTGATAACTACATACAGACACAACTCGACACAACAACCCAAGCACCAGAACAACCTGAAGAAGATATAGACTTTTTCTCTGATCCCGACAAGGCTGTCGAGAGAGCTATTAAGAATCATCCTTCAATCAAAGCTGCTGAAGCACAATCTCAGCAGTATAGACAATCCACAGCGCAGGGTCATTTGCAAAAACGTCATCCCGACATGCAAGAGATTCTACAGGACGGTAAGTTTGTTGATTGGATTAAAGGTTCTAAGATACGTACACAGCTCTTTGCGCAAGCGGATACGCAGTATGACTACGAAGCTGCTGATGAACTTTTCACTAACTGGAAGGAACGTCAAGGTGCAGTAGCGCAGACTGCTACAAATGAGAAAGCTAGTCGCAAGACCGCAGTTAAGAATGCCTCAGCAGGTAATGCTAGGGGTAGTGGTGAAGCAGCTAGTCGTAAAATCTATAGACGCTCAGACATTATTAAACTTATGCAAACCGACCCTGAACGCTACCTATCCTTGAGTGACGAGATCACCCAAGCCTATGCCGAAGGAAGAGTGCGCCAATAACTCTTATTTAAAGGAAGTATTATCATGACTACATCAGTATATCCCAATATGGGCGGAGCAGTAACTAACACTAGCGCCGCTAAGTTCATCCCTGAAATCTGGAGCGACGAAGTAATCGCTGCATACAAGTCTAACCTCATCATGGCTAACGCCGTTAAGAAGATGAGCATGACTGGTAAGAAAGGTGATGTCATTCACGTACCTAAGCCTACTCGTGGCGTTGCTCACGCTAAAGCTGCTGGTACTGCTGTAACCATCCAGAACACTGTTGAGTCAGAAGTTCTGATTAACATCAACAAGCACTTTGAGTTCTCTCGCTTGATTGAAGACATTACCGAAGTACAGGCTCTTGCTTTTGCTCTGGGTAAGTCTTTCGGTAATGGCGATGGTTCTAGCTTTGTTAACACTGGTTCTTTCCAGATCAACACTACTACTGGTGCTTTGGAAGCGTATGACGCTGACGGAACTGCCGACATTGGTGCTTTCTCTGACGCGGTTTTCCGTGGCTTGATTCAGAAGATGGATGATGCAGACGTTCCTATGGACGGCCGTACTTTCGTAGTACCACCTTCTTTACGCAACGCAATCATGGGCGAAGATCGTTACAACTCTACTGACTTCGTAGACGGCAAAGGCGTAGTAACTGGCAAGATCGGTAACCTATACGGTGTTGACGTACTTGTTTCTAGCAACGTACCTGTCCTTGAGACTGGTGTTCGTGGCGCACAGTTGATCCACAAGGACACCAACGTCCTTGCAGAGCAGCAGGCTATTCGTTCACAGACTCAGTACAAGCAGGAGTTCCTTGGTACTCTTTACACTGCTGATTGTTTGTATGGCGTTCAAGTTATGCGTCCAGAAGCAGGCTTTACCCTAGCAGTCTTAGGATAAGCAAGTAACAAACTAGGGGATTCTTCGCGGAGTCCCCTTTTTACTTTTCTTTTGTTTTCTTAGGAGCTATACATGGCAATATTTAGAGGTGACGGAGGTGCGGGCGATTCCAATACGGACGCTACGCTACTAGCAGTCACAGCTCAAGCTGTTATAGCCACTACGAAAGCAAGCGATGCAGCCGCTAGTGCCGTAAGCGCCAGCGATTCCGCAACAACCGCAACAACCAAAGCAGCAGCAGCAAGTACATCAGCCACCAACGCAGCTAACAGCGCGACAGGTGTTGCACAGTACGCAACAGCAGCAGCCAACAGTGCTACTGCATCAGCTAACTCAGCTACAGCTTCAGCCACTAGCGCCACAGCAGCATCTACAGCAGAAACTAATGCTGAAACCGCTGAGACGAACGCAGAGACTGCTGAGAGCAACGCAAGCACATCTGCTGCCACTGCTACTACTAAAGCCTCAGAAGCCGTTACAAGCGCAACCAGTGCGTCTAACAGTGCTTCTACTGCAACGACCAAAGCATCAGAGGCTTCCACTAGCGCCAGCAATGCCTCAACCTCCGAAAGCAATGCTGCTACGTCAGCCTCTGGTGCATCTACCTCAGCCACTAACGCAGCTAGTTCAGCCACAGCTTCTGCTGGTTCAGCGAGTGGTGCATCTACATCTGCAACTAACGCTAGTAACAGTGCTAGTGCAGCATCTACATCTGAGACTAACGCTGGTAACTCAGCGACAGCAGCGGCTGGTTCAGCTACTACAGCATCAACAGCAGCGACCAATGCAGGCAACAGTGCCACAGCAGCTTCAGGTAGTGCATCTACTGCGTCAACTCAAGCTACAGCAGCAGCTACCAGTGCTACCAACGCAGCTACAAGCGCCTCTACAGCGTCTACACAGGCAAGCAATGCCTCTGCTAGTGCAACGGCTGCGGCTACTGCTGAGACCAATGCAGAGACAGCAGAGACTAATGCAGCCTCTAGTGCTTCAGCAGCGGCTGGTAGTGCTACATCAGCAGCTAACAGTGCTACAGCGGCAGCAGCAGAGTTATCCACAGCAGCACTAAAGGCTAACAACTTGTCTGATCTGGCTAACGCTGGTACGGCTAGAGGGAACTTGGGGCTAGGTACAGCAGCTACTACAGCGGCTACGGACTATGCTACGGCAGCGCAAGGTGCAACGGCTGACTCAGCTTTGCAGTCTACTTCAACTTTAAACGCAGACAACATGACTACTGGTACACTCAACGGTGGAACTTACTAAAGGTATTTAAACATGGCAACAAAAATTGTAACTAAAAATAGCTCCACCGCTGGTGCTGCCCCTACAGCAACTGATCTTGTACAAGGTGAACTGGCGGTCAACGTAGCTGACCTTGTACAAGGTGAACTGGCGGTCAACGTAGCTGACAAGCGACTGTTTACTGAAGACAACGGTGGTAGCATTGTTGAGCTTGGTACTAACCCATACAACTTTACAGCTAATCACAACGGCTCAGCCAAACTAGCCACCACCTCCACAGGCATAGACGTTACTGGCACAGTCACGGCTGATGGTGTTATCACAGACCCAACAAACGGCGTTAAAATTAATACAAGTGCTGTAGTTGAAGCGTCATGGACACATAATGCAAGTTTAGGCACGAGTACACTTAATGTAGGTCGCGATGCCACTTGGGGTGGCGAGCTAATAATCCAGACTGATACTAAAAACAGAGCTAACTTTGCCTCCAACGGAGACATCAGCTTCTACGAGGACACAGGCACAACGCCTAAGTTGTTCTGGGATGCGTCTGCGGAGTCTTTGGGTATTGGTACGAGTAGTCCAGCAAGAGCTTTACACGTTGTAGGAACTGGCAGACCTGCTGAGTTTGGCTCAGACAAT